ATCAACCTTAGAATTTAGTGTAATTAAATTCCATTTGACCATTATATTCGTATTCATTCTCTAAATCTTCAAAGTATGGTAAGTCCATTTGAATTTTCCTCACCTTACAATGATCTAATAACTTTTTACGAATATCTTGAAAATATTCGAATCCCCAAAAGTAAGCGTATCTTAATGCTGTTTGTAAGATCATTTTTGTACTAGTCAACGAATGATCTCTTTGCCAAGACACCATCTCCTGTATAACTGATTTATCCAAACCACACATGATTTTCTTACCATTGAAAACGAAGTGAGACTTAAGATAAAAACACTCACTTAATTTACAGTAGGGAACCAATGGTTGATCCTTCTTTGATGAAGTATAGCCAATGTGATGTTTTCCCATAAATTCTTCAAGAGCTAAACCATCCCAATATCTTTGCAACAACTGAGAAAATCCAATTAAATGATCATCTCCATGTGCGTACATCTTCATATTAGTTTTAAAAAATTCTGGTGTATGATAAACTGATGGTATTTTATTTAAAATACTCATAACAACATACATTCTATTGGTGAAACTGTTAAATGATGTGGTTATTCTAGATCCGGATGGATTTCCTTTTAATTTCATATACACCTTATCTAAAACAAAAATTGGTGCAAAACAACAACCATTAACTAATAAAGTTCTATGGTTATAATAAGCATCATTATACATACTATTGACAAGACGTGTATAATATCTAAAGAATTCTGGTCTAATAGTACCATCAAATGCCTTATAATCACCATCCAAATGATAGTCGAATTTAGATAATTCAACATATAACGAATCCCAATTTGAACTGTAGATATTAACTCCTACAGTTGTTCCAATTTCTCTGGCATACTGTGTTTCGGCATCAATAAAACTATCAAAATACTTTCGCATCAAAATAGTATATTCAACGGGAAAATTCATGAAAGTTCTAGTTTTACCAATTTTAACCTTAGCTAAACTAACTCTTTCATCCTTTAATGTTGTTGTTAAAGTATATGGAAACATAGTTTTCTTGTCCAATAAATTTTCACAAGTGTTCAATTTATTCTGTAATTCCTCCTTAATACTCAGTACTCCGTCATTGTTGTCAATAAGACTCTTCTTATTTTTACGCATAACTGACCAAGGGTATCCGGCTGAGGTAGATATATCCAACTTTTCCAAAAATGGTGTATTTTTACTATTAATAGCATCAGTATGAGAATCAACAGTAAATTTGTTCAATCTCATAGGATCGTAAAATGTTTTCACGATATTAAATGCTTTATTCAGCAATTCCTCATCAAATGGTGCAACATAATCACCATACTTTTTAATAGAAGTAAGCATTGGTGATGTTATACCATCCATTCTTGGATCCGAAGGTTGCATAACTGCTGGTTCGGAAGTATGTGGTTGTAAAACCTCATAAAATGGACTCCTAACTATAGATGTCTTAACACTCTGAAATGGAGCATTAATAGTCTTTCCCAAGAATATAAATCCTTCATCCAAGTCTGAAACAGCATCAAAGAATTCCTCATCTTCTAAGATAGCATCAGTAGCAAAACCTTGAGTCTTTCTTGTAAAGAAATTCTTGGCTTCATTAACAAATAGCTTATCCAAAATTTCAGAGTTTCCTGTATACGAATCTCCTGCAACATGTAGACCACAAATAGTGACCTTACCTCCCGAACTTAGAACCATTATTGATCCACAGTCTCCTTGCATAGTTTTGATGTTATACTGCCAAATCTCCTTACCATCATATCTTCCACCAAAATTATCAATATATGGTGCATTTCTAATGTAAGCATTGATATTATGTGTTACAATAGTTTCACCAACTGGAATTATAAGGAATCCGTTGTTATCTTCATTGTAAACTTTTGTGGTTTCATCCATCAATAGATGTTCAATTGATTTCAAATTTGGTAATTTACCACAAGTATTGAGACAAGCAATATCTCTGTCCGGATCAAAATAAATATCACTATCGCTATAAGTGATGTGATATTTTTGTCCCTTACTAGAAATAATGATCTTATCACCGTTCTTAACTGATGAATTGCCACGTTTCCACAAGTGTTTTGGAGTGACCATTAAAGATCCACCGACAAAAACTCCCCACATAGTTTGTGTGATCATTCTACCATC